TTATTCTTTCCGTTTGGCAGTTCGCCATTTTAAGAATTCCAAATAGTCATAAAGATTAGTCAGGTCTTCATCGGAAAGGTCATCAAGAAAAAGACGGATATTTTTCATAATCACATCTTTTTTTGATACCTCGGTAACGTCTACCGAGTCTTGATAAATGTAGTTTGGATCAACTGATAGGACTTTAAAAACATTTAATAGAACGTCTTCTTTAGGTTTTGACGTTCCGTTTTCGTAGTTGCAGATTGCAGATTTTGTAACGCCAAGTTTATCAGCAAGTTGTCTCTGAGTCATTCCGAGCTGTTCTCGTCTTTCCTTTATGCGTGATCCGATGCTCATATACTTCCCTCCCTTCTATATCTATATTCTACCACAATATTGCAAGTATGTCAAGATAAAAGTACAAGAATTTTGATATAAACATCAAGAAAAGTGTACAAAGTTTTATGCAAATATTTGTACACTTTTGTACAAGAAACTTGTACAAAACATCTTGACAGTTCAAGAAACTTGTGCTAATATATAAGTAAAGTACAAGAAACTTTAACCACAGACATGAAAGGAGATGTCGTTATGACAAATAAGGCTAAGAAATCAATCGTGGCAGAACAGCTCAAGAAAATCATTGATGACAGAGGTCTGAAACAGAAGAAAGTTGCCGAAATTCTCGGCTATGACTACAGAACTTTCAATAATATGTTGAATGGCTACAAGATGATAACAACTGATGATGTGATTATCATTGCCACAAAGCTTGGCGTTGAGCCTAACCAGCTTTACGACTGGTCGGCATAATAACGTCTTGTTGAGGTCAACAAAACGATAAAAAAAGAGGTGATACCAATGTCAAAATCAACAGACCATGATTTCAATGAGATAGTATATGACAGTGTTCTTCCTGAGATTGCAAGAGCGTTCTGCTCTTTAAAAAAAGAAGTCTCAGGAAATAAACTCGTGAATGAGCTATCTCCTGAGGAAAATGAGATTATAAAAATCAAAAGCAAAATGTTGAACAAAGTCATAACAGACTTTATTCAGAAACAGCTATGATCAAGGCGTGAACTGATTCACAACATATATTTCAGCAAGTTTCTTGACCAATTCAAAAGTCATTGCTTTGGCTTTTGTCTTAACAGTGTTCCACAGCTTAGAATCTCGAATGCTGTCGAGATACTGATGACCCTCATATGTGATACTGCTGTAGACAATAGTTATAATCTTGCTGTCTGTCCCTACTGGTTTTGCTTCGATATACTTGGCTTCCCAGAGCTTCGTTGAGGCATACGCAATATCGGCTCGTGAGAAGTCTGGCATTTTCTCACAGACCTGCTTAAGGGTTAAGCTTGGAAATGACAAGCTATCGTCCATGACTAGGTTTTCTTCAAGAGTTAGCAAAAGTTCACGAACACAATCATAGTTTAATTTCATAGTTATCCCCCTTTCTGATATATTTCAAATTTATTATATCATACAAGGTGGGAGCATTCAAGTTAAATAAGGAGAATAAAAGTGACAAACCATAAGATAAAAGACTATCATAAGAACCGCCTTGCATTCGAGGTCATAGTCAAGAATTACGAAATGCTCTGCTCCATGCTGATAGTGCTGAATAAGGAGTATCCTAAGACGTTCTATCCTAAGAAATGTCGCCAATGGATAGATGATTTTGCAGACAACTGCAAAATTGCCAACGAGTGGGACAAGGACGGTGTATATGCCTATAAAATGCAGCGGGCGTGCGAGAATAGCGGCATAGATCTGAACATGGTAGTAACGTTCGTTGAACGGAATTGCAAAGAGTTCAATCTCCAGAACAGGGCTATTCTGGCGGACAACATCAAGCTGGCGCTTGTGCAGACCGCCACAGAGTATGGCGTGGGCGGCAAGCGTATGAAAGCCATTCAGAACGCCATGTTGGAAACTTTCATTGACAATCCTAGGGAGCAGGTCAAGGCGCTGGGTATAGATGATTACATCGAAGAATGCACAGTGGGTCAGGTCGATATCCGCAAGTTCAGAGTCAAAGACAAGGTCAGGACTACCCTGCAGGAGCAGAAAGAAGCCTTAGCAGGCTTGGAAGCGTTCCGGCGCTGGTCAGCTGAGAATGTAAAAAAAGAGGGGCAGTAAAGTGAAAGAAACGATTGATATTCCCGTAAGCGTTACATATCGCATAGAGGACGGCAAGATCATAGAAACACGCCGCAAGGTCAAGAAGATACCGGCTGACGTTATCGCAAGCATTCTTTACCGTCATTTCAAGCAGAAAGAGAGGAATAAGAAGTGCTGCACATCATGAAGATAGACGCCATTATCGGCGAAAGAACAAACGCTGAGATAGAAAGAGCCATTAATAAGGCTCAGCTTGTCGGTGACAAGCTATGGCATGGAGATCTGAGCAAAGAAGATCTCCTGAGCTACTACGTGGCGCAGACCATAGAGAAGCATTTGGTGGCTGATATCGAGGAGCGTATCAAAGAGTTGGAGGGTGATGGAGATGTACGCAAAGAGTGATACCCGCAATTCACTGATATCGCAATCCGTCATCAGAATAGCAACGGATATGGGAATTGAAAGCTATGTCCGAGAGATACGCCACGGCTATTCTATATGTGCCGGCGAATTCATCATCGTTGACATGGCGGACAATACCAGCGTTAAGATGATAATATCAGATTATGACGGTTATTATCAGCAAATCAAAAGAAACATGAGAAAATGGAGGAAAAAGTATGACAAGAAAAGACGTAGTCCTTGCAATCAGTGAAGATGTCAAGGCGGTTGATTACCTGGCAATGAGGGAGCAGAGAGACAAGCATAACAAGCTCGTTACCCGCCGAAAGCGAGAAGATCGCAGAGAGTGCTTCGCAATGGCCTTGCTGACTATCTTCTTTGCATTCATGATAATAGTAGTAATGCTCGGTCTTGGGCAGGTATGGGAGATGATCTACTGATGTATGATTTCAACAACGCAGTCAGACTTAACCGCATAGGTGGTGAATATGTCATCACTGTGGACGGAAAGCCGTTGGAAACGTCACTCAGCTCTAATCAGCGCCGAAATCCTCTTATAGCTGTCAGCAGATATGCGTCAGCAATAGACGAATACCTCAGAGGGAACGTCAAGAAGTATCTTGCTGAAAACGAGCTGAACGTAGTCACGGGCTGTAATGTCTGCATGGAGTGTACAGACTGCAAGTTCTATCACCTCAACAACGCTGAAAGCAACTGCCGCCTAGGTGACAACAATGAGTAAGACAGTATACGTCGATAATACTATCTATCGAAAAGAATCTAAGCAGTTCCCTAACGTCAAGTATCGTTTCAACCTTGCCAACGTCGTGATACATAGTATGTATACCATGTATCTTAAGAGCCGTGGCATACCGAAGACCATAGGGCTTACAGACAAGCAGCGTTTTGATTTTGAGAAACGAGTTCAATCTCTTATCGACAACGGGTCTATCGTAGTGACAGAAGTCGAAGCAGGAACGAAAGGAAAATGAAAATGAGTACCATAGGAATAATACTGTTATCCATAGCGACGCTTATCGTTGTGGATATCGTGATGTACATAGTACTTGGTGCCATTGAAAAGCACTGGGAGAAAAAGTTTAAGGAGGATAAAGATGACGAAAAATGAGATAATTACTGTGGCTAAATGCTGTATAGTAGACAACTGTGGACCATGCCCACTTATGGGTACGGATAATTGCATTACTGGTTTCATGAATCATATTCTCGAATACATGAAAAACGAGCCTGCACCTGCGGCAACAGGCACAAGCTCGGAGGTATCTGTAAAAGAAGATACCGATAACATACACCTTGATGATAACACAAAAGGGCATATTTGTCAAGCATATAATACCGCTGACGAAGCCTGCACAAATATGCTCACTATCTACGAAGGAATGTCGGAATGTGAGCAGAGAGCCTTTGACATCGGTGAAATATATGGAAAGATATTTGGCACGAGAAGTAAGTTAGAAGGACTGATCGGAGCAAGCGGAAGAGAGGGAGAGTAAATGCCGGTAATAACAGACGTTGACCTGCTATGCTATAATGCTGAACTTGCAGGCGCCAGAAAGCGGCTTGATTACAAATCGCCCCCGCCAAGGCATAACGCAGGCCCATGTATTTTCTATAATAGCATAAGACAAGAATGTATGGCGCTGGTCGAAAAGCCAACGCAAGAGACTTGCACACGCTGCAAGTTCTTCAAAACCAGAACGGAGGATTATAATGCAGATGAATTCAAATAATCAGAAACCAACATTTGATTGGAGAAAATTTAAGTATGAGAACATAGCTGTTCACGTCAAGACTCAGGAAGAATACGATAACTTTATGAAAGAATGCAAGGCGCAGGGGTTTGCATGGTGCACTGGCAAAGAAGCTGATATGCCCAATCTTTGGCCAGACTGCGCATATGATATGTGCATAATATATGACAATAGTGGGCTTGTAAAAAAGGGACTGCATTATCAAAGACTTGGCTTCTGGAAGGACACGGGATATAGAATAGAAGAATTCGCAAATTTCTATTTTCCAAAAGATTACCAGCCGCTTAATTCAAACAGCAATATCCCAGAAGAACAGATAGAATTCTTGGAAAAGCCAACAACGCACACCTTGAAGCTGGAAGAATGCTTCTGTGAAGCAGTTGTCACAGGTAAAAAGTGTTTTGAAATTCGTAAAAATGACAGATGCTTTCAGCCCGGAGACACGATTGAGTTCATTCCAGTTAGTAACGGACATGCTGCCATTAATGTAATATCAAACCACAGATATAGGATAACATATGTCCTAAGTGGTTGGGGGTTGAAGAATGGATATGTTGCATTCGGAATAGAGGAGGTAAAGAGATATGACTAGCTACAGAGAGCAGGCGTTGAAGAAACTCATAAACGAACGAGAGGGCGTTAAGCTTAGCGGTGGAGCATCTGCGAACACAGTGCTGTGTACTATCATTCAGCCTGTCATTGACGCACTTGAAAGCTTCGTCAAGCAGGACGAGGAGTTCGCACAGGCGGTCGCTCAGGGCGGCACACTTCAGAAGTGTTTTGAAGCAGTTTACAAAGCAATTAAGGATAGCAACTTTGCACTATCAGACTTTAAGACTTATGAGACCGCAGCAGGCTTTTTCTTTCCCGGCTGTAAGATACGTTATCACATGGATATAGACCTCTGCGGTAGTGTCAACAAGGAAGCGCCTGAGCAGAAGCGCAAGTCGATCACAGTTTCTTTTGATGACCTTTTCTGAGAGGTGATTGAAAGTGTGGATAAACAATAACAAAGAGCAGTCGCTAGTATATAAGCCTATATTCACAGACTGTCTCACCCATGCCCAGAAAGAAGACGTTGAGGGCTTCCCGCCCCTCAACGTTGACGATTGTGCCGAGATTAATCGTCACTTTACGCCCTATATCTTTTACCGCAGGACTAGCCAAGGGCGCTATACCTGTTTCTGTACGTCCTGCAATCACGAATTTAAGGTCAATAGTAATGATTATGGTGATATATACCACACTGATGATAATATCATCAGGCATAACTATTTGGGTACCTGCCCATGTTGCGGTGTGAAAGCCAAATATAAAGCGGCAGGATATAAGCAAGTTCAATTAAATGAAGTAGTTGATTTCGTCATATATAAAGCCGTTGAAGAAGTGGTATATATATATGCGGCTACGATTCATAAAGACTATAACGAATACGGAACGGAGGACTTCGACAGGAGCCCCAATCTTTGGGTCGATTTTCAAAAGCTTTACGTCCTGCGAAAAGGCAGTGCGGAGGTTTATCGGTCGCATGCCTTATTTCGTCGAAACGGCTGGTATTATATGATAGAGCCTATGAAGAGGAAAATGTGCAGTACATTCAATAACGGATTTGCTGAGCACAGACAAGTATACCTATATAATAATATAATTAAGGATACATTCTTAAAGTATTCAGGCTTTGATTGCTACTGTTGTCGCCACTACATAAGAGAGTATGACCAAGAACGTTATTATACCGCATATGCTATGTATCCGATACTTGAAATGGCGGTTAAAATGAACTGTGACACCATGGTGCAGGATCTGCTTTGGCGCAACAAGAAAAATTATAAGATATTGAATTGGAATGCAACATCACCGAAAAAGTTCTTCAAGCATCTAACGCTGAATGAAGTGAAAGCATTTCTTGAAAATCACACGCCGGCAAGTGTTATAGAGGTATATCAGGACTTCAAGCGCAAAGGTAAGAAGAAAGACATTTTCTACTGCCGAATGTACAGCTATATTACTGATTACTGCACTAGCATTGAAAAAGCGGGCGTTGACCCTGAGCAGGCATTAGAATACCTGAGAAAAGTCATGAAGCACTCTCCTGAAGAAGAGCGTTGTGAGGACGATCACTCAGAGATAAGGCGCCTTGTCAAGCTGTATGATGATTATGCTAACATAGGGCTGAAAATCGGATATGATTTTTCATTAAAAAACATAGCCTTTCCGAGAGACCTGAACGAAGCGCATGATAACGCAGTTGAGAACTTCAACTTCATGGAAGTTGAACGCAAGAGAAAAGAAGCCGCCGAGCGTGAGGAAGCCTATAAGCCCAGATACAAGAAGCTTTGCAAAAAATATAAGGGCTATAGCTATCCAGGCATTCAACTGGTCGTGCCAAAGAATGCCGAAAGCATCATCAAAGAGGGAAAGGACTTGCAAATATGCGTCGGCGGCTATGCTTCAAGGCATTGCAACGGCGCCACGACAATTCTATTCATCAGAAAACCATCTGACCTTGATAAGTCATGGTTTACGATTGAAATAGACAATGCTGACCATATCGTGCAATGCCACGGATTTAAGAATGAACAAGCCAAAGACCCTTTAACGGGCAAGAAGCTTGAAAAGCCTGAAATAATCAAGGCGTTTGAAGTCAACTTCCAAGAGTGGCTGAATAGTCAGAAGAAGCAGAATAAGAGGAGAAAAGCAAGCTAGGAGGAATTACAATGAATGAGATCAAACTCGGTAAGGAGTTTGTATATAATGGTATACGTTTTATATGCCTCGATATTATCGACGGCAATTACTTAGCAATAACGGCTGAGTGTTGGTGTGAAAAGCGTTTTAACGAGGAGTTCAAGGACGGCTGCAACAACTGGGAGAAATCCACTCTCCGCCGCTTTCTTAACGAAGATGTGCTAGAGGGACATTTTAACACGGAGCATCTTATAAAGCAAACGTCTGACCTTGTCGCCGATAACGGTGATAAAGCTTACGGAACGTGTGAAGATTATATAACGCTGCTCACTTGCGACCAGTACCGCAAGTATAGAGATTATGTGCCGCTCTTTGAAGGCTGTATGTGGACGCTTACTCCGTGGAGGTGCGACACCGGCTACGCTTACAACGTGCATATCGTCATCCCGGGGGCTATCGACCACGGCAATGCACACAGCAGTTTCGGGCTTGCCCCGGTTTGTTTATTTAATTCTGATAATCTCACATTGCACTGACAGGTGCAGCTTATACCCGCTGAATAACTAACCAAAATAGGAGGAAACGCAATGGAAAACACAGAAATTACAGTATCTATGAAAACGGCTATGGCAGAACATCAGCATATATGTGAATGCTACAGAACAGCCGCAACGGCTATCGTAGAAATGGGCAGGTCACTGAAGAATATCAGAGATTACAAGCTCTACATAGCACTTGGCTATGAGTCTTTCAAAAACTATCTTGAAAGCAATGGAGATTACACGTTCAAAGAACGTCAGGCATATACCTATATCAAGCTCTATGAGGATAACAGTACAAAGTTTCTCGAAGAACACGCAAGTATAGGTGTAACAAAGCTGGAGCTTCTCTCCAAGCTTCCGGAGTACGAACGTGAAGAATTCGCTGACACACATGACCTTGGCGGAATGACAGTTGAAGAAGTCAAGAAGCTAATCAAAGAAAAGCAGGCATTAGGCGAACAACTGACATTCCTTGAGGAGGAGAAGAAGGAACAGACAGAAAGCGCCGAATCTCTCAGAGCTGAGCTTGAAGAACTGAGAGAAAAGCTTAAGCAGGCCGAGGACAAGCCTATCGAGGTAGTTAAGAGAGACCTCGACGAAGAAGAGATTGACAAGATAAGGCTGTCTATCCGTCAGGAACTTCACGCTGAGCATATGAAAGAGCTGAATTCGCTGAAGAAGTCAAGCCGTGAAGCCGTGAAGGCGGCAGAAGCTGAAAAAAATAATGCCCTCAAAGAAGCGCAGACAGAACGTGACAATGCAGTTAAGGAAGCCGTAGCTAAGTATGAGACCGCCCTCAGTAAGGCTAAGGCTGAGGCAGAAGAAGCGGACCACGCCAAGGCAGAGCTGGAAAAGAAATTGAAGTCAGGCAATGCAGACGAAGCAAGGGTTGCGCTGAAGATCATCTTTGAAAACGTTCAGAAAGGGCTTACGGAATTCATTGAAAAAATCAATGATATTGAAGACCCACAGACCAAGGAAAAGTTCATTACTGTCACAAGCCAGTGGCTCAGACAGGCGGCTGATGACCTTGAGGGGTAATGTTTGGAAAGCGGGACATAGATGACAACAGAAATAATCAACAATCTGTTCGGCATAAAAGAAAGTTTTGAACTTCCGCAGGCACTTCTTGCGAAACTTCTTGACAAAGTTGAAAAAGACAAGCTATGTAAGGAATTTGTCAAGCAAGGTTTCAACGGCAATAACGATTGCCTGCGTGACTATTTTCAAGAGAATAACGCAAACCGCAATAATCTAAAGCAGGATTATACGCCCGATTGTCTGTGCAAGTTGATTTCTAATCTTGCGCCAAAGTCAGAAAAGATAATTGATATATGTGCAGGAACTGGCGCACTGTCGGTTGGTATGGATAGGGATAGCGTCTTTCAATGCGAAGAATTATCGCAAATGAGTATCCCTGTGCTACTTCTCAATCTTGCGTTGAGAAATAAGAATGCTGTGGTTCTGCAAAAAAACGTCCTACTCAACGAAGTGCAGAAAGTCTATAAGCTGAGCAAATCGGACGAGTTCAGCGACATAGAAGTTGTTGATACGTATGAGGAGAATGCAACGGACGTTGTCATATCAAACCCGCCTTATTCACTGAAATGGGAGCCAAAGTCAGACCCACGCTTTGAAGGCTATGACCTTGCACCTGCTAAGGCTAGTGACTATGCGTTTGTACTTGACGGCTTGTCGAGGCTGTCGGACGTGGGCAAGGCATTCTATATCTTGCCTACAGGCGTTCTCTTTAGAGGTAATGCAGAGGGCAGGATCCGCAAGCAACTCATAGAAAATAATTTGATAGACGCAGTTATCTCATTGCCTGAAAATTTGTTTTTGAATACCTGCATACCTGTCAATGTTATCGTCTTCAGCAAGAACAAGCAAACGAGAGACATTTTGTTTATCAGTGCCGAAAAGCTTTTTGAAAAGCACGGCAAGCAGAACGTCATGACGGACGAGCACATTCAGAAAATAGCCGATACATATCACAGCCGCAGTGTTGTTGAAAAATTCTCAAACGTGGCAAGCTATGAGGAAATTGCTAAGAATGACTACAATTTGAACATTCCACGCTATGTTGACACGTTTGAAAAGGAAGAACTTCCGTCTTTGAAAGACCTCTGCAAAGAGCTGATACAAAGCGAACTTGAAGTGCGTAAGGCAACGAATGACCTTATGGCAACGCTGAAAGACCTCTGCGGTGATGATGAATATAATCAGGTCAAGGACGATTTTTTGAAATTCTTCACTGAGCAAGACATTGTCGGTGAAACCATGGCAACATGGCTTGAAATGAAAAATCTTGAAAACCGCACGGACTACATTCTTTCCCATGCCAAGAAGGAACGCAAACCACTGCTTGACATTGTGACATTTGAACGTGTGAAAAAAGGCAAAGTGTACGAAGCTGGCACTGTCTATATTCAGCTATCCGCTACGGACGGAAAAGTAAGATATCTTTGCGAGAACTCAGAGCTGGAAACCAAGTACGGCGTATTTCAACCCAAAGACAAGAGCATGGGAACGAGATATCTTTTCTATATCTTGGAATATGAAATGGAAGCGTTTTTGGCACGATATCAGAGCGGAATGAATATTAATCCTGAGATTTTCAAATTCATGCAAGTTACGTACTATCCCGAAGTGAAGTATCAGCAAGAAATAGCTATGACACTTGACGGCATTCAGGCAAGGTATGATGAGGTTTATCAAGAAAAAGAGTCATGGCAATGTTTCAAGAAATATCATTTGGAGGGAATGTTCCCGTAACAAGAGCACAAAAGTTTGAGGAGGAATAAGCAATGATGAAAATAAAACCTGAATACATTTTTCCGCTGCTGCTTATCCTGTTGGACGTGGGAGCGGCTATCATATATGCTATGCAAAAGGATTATAAGAAAGCCGTCTATTGGATAGCAGCAGCCGTACTGAATGTGACAGTAACATTTTAGGAGGAATAACTATGTCAGTTGAAAATCCAATAGCTATAGCGCAGAAAATCTTGTCGGAAATAACCGCAGGCAGAGACAAAAATAGAAAGAGCTTGAAAAAAGCTCTTTCTACGCTCAAAGTTGGAGATCAGATTGCAACAGGCGAAGAAATATGGAGTGTTATTGGTATAGAAACAATTGAATCTAAATCTTTTAAAATTCCAAGAACATTGAAAGTTAAGTGTTCATCATCACAGCGGAGCAAATGCTTGATTTTCTACATACCAAAGGGCGGTGTTATGTAATGAAAAATTCAAACACACCAACAGAGCACATAGAGCAGGCATTGCTTTTCAAGTGGGCGGCATTCAGCTCAGGCAAGTATCCCGAACTGGAGTATATGTTCGCTATACCGAACGGCGGCTATCGCCACTATAGAACTGCCGCAGATCTTAAGTCTGAGGGCGTAAAGTCAGGTGTGCCTGACATAATGCTTCCGGTGGCACGTGGCGGTTACTACGGTCTTTTTATAGAAATGAAACGCACATCAGGTGGACGAGTATCGGAATCTCAACAGAAGTTTCTGAAAACGCTTAATGACAACGGCTATCTTGCGGTTGTCTGCAAAGGATTTGAGCAGGCGCAGGAAGCAATCTTGAAGTACCTTAATAAAGGAGTGAGAAAATGAAAATATCTAAGCTGAAAAAAATATGCAGTAAAGCGGCTAAGACCATATCCTACTTCTATAATGAAAATGATAATTCATTATGGATCGGCTCAGGCAGTGCAATATATCCGCTTTACGGCATGCCGAACATGAATACCAGTGAGCAGTTACTCACGCTTTTTGACATTAATGAAAGTGACCGTGAGAATTGGAGATGTAAGCAGCTGCCGCCTGCTATTGAGAGCAGCATTGTTATGAACATCGCTTCATGCACAACAGGCAAGATGATAGATCGTCGTTCAACATTCGTTGCCATGCTAAGCGAATATCAGATATTCTCAGGCACAGAAAAAGTGCATATATGCCCGAAAGCATTCCTTGAAGTAATAGATGATTATGAAATTCTTACATACTATTCCATTGATGATATGATAATCGTCAAAGCAGGCTTGCTTACGCTCGGTGTACTGTGTGAAACCCATGGCGTTGTAACACAAGAACTTCTTAATGACATTAATTCCATGCACGATATGTTACAAGAAGTATTCAACAGGGAGTGCGAAGAAAAAGACAAGAGCAGAAATTATGAGCAATTGGCAATGACAGAGTGAAGCCCTATATATTATATATAGTATAGAACAAGTGTTCAGCCCGTGTGTAAGCACGGGTATGAGGGCTTGTAATGGGTCTTAATAACTCGGACAGTGGGAGGAAATGACAATGAGCCTTATGAGATACAGAGAGCAAAAGTATATTTATGGAAACTACATGGAAGTGAATATGTATCCTGTCTATGCCTGCCCACGTTCTTCTAGTCGAAAGAAGAAAAGGAAGCCAACAAGCAAGGTGCAGGAGAGATTAAATCAGATCAATGCTGAAAGAGCTCTGGCAAGACTTATCCCTGCAAACTTCACTGACAAAGACTATAAGTTCGAGCTGACCTATGCACCACAAAATAATCCTGCTGACCTCGAGCGTGCCAAGAAAGACTTTGCTAACTTTGTTAAGCGTGTGAATAGAGCAAGAGTCAAGAGAGGCTTACCGAGAATGAAATATATTTATTCCATTGAGCAGGGCTCAAAGTCTGGACGTATTCATTTTCACGTAATCATGACTGGTGGTCTCACTATCAACGAAATAGCTTCCATATGGGGCAAGGGCTATGTTGACAAGGTCCTGCCATTGATGTTTGACCAGACAGGCTGTGCAGGAATTGCCAAATACTTCTGCAAACAGAAGATTTCAGATCATAACAAAGGCAAGCACGCCAAGCGTTATGTTGCGTCAACTAACTGCATTAAACCGCAACCGCAGAATAACGATTATCGTCTGACGAAACGTGCGGTGCAGAGCATGGCATATAACTGTGATAACTCGGCACTGTTCGAGAATATGTATCAAGATTATTACTATGCTGATTGCCGTCCATTCTGGAACGAGGATAACGGCACGTTCTACATATCGCTGTTTATGTACCGGAGAACGGCGAAGCTGAACATATAGGGGGTGAGATGATGAGTCTTAAGGGAGCTGAGCTTAGCGTGATATGTGATGATTGCCATAAGGCATTCATAGTCTGCGTTCGCAAAGAGAGATTTCAAAGCATAGAAGGGGACGTATGGTGCTATAACTGCCCTCACTGTGGTAAGTTATACGTTGCATATATCGACGATAGCCTGACACGTCATGCCCAATCGCTTCAAAAAAACGGTGTTTTGTTGAAAGATATTCTGGCGAAAATATCGAGAGAATTATCGGCAAGGCAGGGAAAGGAGAATTATCATGACTAAGAAGCGATTGCTGTCATATCGACAGCTTAAGGCTGAGCTGAAATTGGTAAGCACAGATAGTGACGATTATCGCAGACTCAAAGCAGAGATAGCAGAGATTGAATCATACGTGTCAGGCATTGATGATGCATTCATCAGGATTATTTTTCGACTGCGCTATCTTGTCCCACGCAATGACGGAGCTTGGCAGCCGCCGTCATGGGCGTGGATAGCCAGACAAGCCAATGCTTCAGAGGACTACTGCAAAGGCAGGCATTGCAAGTTCTGCAAAAAAAACACGCTGTAACACGCACGAACACACTCTGCATGCTATGATGATAATGCGGGGTTGTTGTTATAGTTTTTCCATAGTTTTATGCCGGTGCAAGGGCCACGTTGTATGACGTGGTCCTTGTGCTATATATGCGAGGTGATAACGTGTATAGTACGAGTCAGATCAGAGAGCTAATCAAGGACGGACGAGTTGACAAGTTCTACAACGACCGCTACTGGAGAAAGTTCAGTAAGAGCGTTATCGCAGAGCAGCACAATGAGTGTCAGTGTTGTAGAAACAAAGGCAAGGTGACAAGAGCAACCGTTCTTCATCACGTCAAGCACCTCAAGCAATTTCCGCAGCTTGCTTATAGTCGCTACTACTATGACGAGCATGGTGAACGGCACAGGCAGCTGCTTGCATTGTGTCACGACTGCCACGAAGCACAGCACCCAGAACGGCGCTGGCAAGAACGTGCAGATAAGTTCGTCAATGAGGAGCGGTGGTGAGCGCCTTGCGGCGATACCCCCCCGGGGTCAAGGGTCGAAAAATTTTTTCGGCCTTGTACGACGGGAGGCACAAAAGACAAATCCGCCCTCGCACGCACGTGAGAGAATTTTTTTCAAGAAAAGTCAAATGTAAGGAGTTGGCAAAAGTGAAAAAACCGAGTTTATCAGAGATTGAACAGTCGTTGATAGAGCAGCTCGAACAAATGGGAGCTTCTGTCGATTTCTATAAATCGCTGGTTTCAGATTATCTGTTTTATGAAAAACAGGAAAGGAAAATGCAGGCTGATATTCGCAAGAGAGGACTGACCTATATGGCAGTTTCTGCGGTAGGAAAAGAGTATGAAAAAGACAATCCGTCCGTAAAGCAGGCGTATATGTACAACAAGCAGAAACTTCAAATTCTGAAAGACTTGGGCCTGTCAACTGACAAGGTCAAGAACCTTGACGATGACGAAGAGCTGTAAGGGGCAAGAAGCTCTTGACCTCTCGTATCTTGCAGACTATATCAGCCTAGTCGAGGAGCATAAGTATCCGTATTGTGCTGAGCAGTATCAGCTTATTGACTACGTCAAGCGCATGTTCTTGTCAGAAGATATCTACATTGATGCTGAACAAGCTGATAAGTATTTCAGCTATGAAAAATATTTCCCTTTTGGCCTTTTTCCATGGGAAAAATTCGTATTTGTACTTCACAACTGCACATATACCGCAAGCGGTTCCTTACGTTGGCCGGTGCTATTCTTGTATGTTGGGCGAGGAACAGGAAAAAACGGATACTTAGGATTTGAAGACTTTTGCTTGCTCACACCTACCAATGGCATCAAGCATTACAACATTGATATTTTTGCAACAACAGAAGATCAAGCAGAGACCACATTCAAAGACGTATATAACGTTCTGGAAGACAATCGTGACAAAATGCAGCGGTTCTTTTACTGGAACAAAGAAGTGATAATAAATCTAAAAACGAAGTCTGAATTGAAGTTCCGAACATCAAGCCCGAGGTCAGCCGACGGCGCACGTCCGGGAAAGGTAGATCATGACGAGGTACACGCCTATGAGAATAGCAAGCTCATTGATGTTGCTGTCGGTGGTCTCGGAAAAGTACCAAGACCCCGCCGCACTATCATGAGTACTGACGGCTTCGTTCGAGAAGGACCTCTCGATAAAGAGAAAGCCAAAGGCATAAGAATTCTTAACAGCGAGATTGAAGACAATGGTATGCTTCCGTTCATAGCCCGGGTGGATAGTCCCGAAGAAGTCGAAATGCCCGAAATGTGGTATAAGGCTAACCCCTCACTGCAATACCTGCCCGATCTTCTTCAGGAAATGAAGACGGAATTTCAAAACTATCTGGACGATAAGATAAGCAATATCAGTTTTGCAGTTAAACGCATGAACTGTTTGCCACAGCAGACTGAGGGCGGTATAACCGCATTTGATAATATCCTGGCAACTAATCAGGATATCACGCCATATTTGTCAAAGCTTCAAGGCAGACAATGCACAGCAGGCTTTGACTATATGAAGACCGATGACTTCCTTTCAGCTGGCTTGCTCTTCGACGTAGACGGAACTGACGTATGGATAACGCACACCTGGGTGTGCAAGGCTTCTGCAGATCTATCAAGAATCAAGGCTCCACTGCAAGAATGGGAAGCGGCGGGGCTACTGTCATTCGTTGACGGTCCAGAGATACCGCCTGAGATACCCGTTATATGGGTGGCGCAGAAAGCGGCGGAATTGAATGCAAAAATCGCAATGACTGGCATCGATAACTATCGCTATACACTGCTTAGGAGGGCGCTTAAAGAGAATCTCTACGCTTCTGACGAAAAAGGCTACGGGAATATCATGCTTGTCCGTCCGTCAAATGAAATGATGATAATGCCTGTAATCACAAGTCAGCTGGTGAATCATAAGCTTGCAGTCGGAGACAATCCCCTTTTCCGCTGGGCTATGAACAATACCAAGGTATGCACTTCGTCCGCAGGCAATATGACATATGGCAAAATAGAGCCGAAGTCCAGAAAGACAGACCCTTTCAAGGCATATGTCGCCGCCAAAGCGGCACAGAATAAAATCGCTGAGCAAATATCAAGTATGCCAATGAATACAAACATTCCTGGCGTTTTCACATTCTAGCGGAAGGAGGATAAGCAATGGGTTTAAAATCGTTGATATCAAGAATTATCAACGCCAAAAGTGACGAAGTTATAAGTGTCAAGTCAGTAGGATATGACGATGATGTACGAATAGCTGTTCAGGCATATGCTATTCAGGTAGTTGTCGAGATTCTTGCTGCACTTATATCCAAGTGCGAAATAAAAACCTATCACAATGGAAAATCATTCAAGGGTGAAGAATGGTATCTTTTCAATGTTCGTCCAAACGCAAACCAGACGGCCGCACAGTTTAAGAATGAAATAGTTCGGAAAACTTTGATACTGGGAAACAGTCTGATAGTCAGTGCAGGTCAGCAGTTGATATGTGCCGACGGCTGGAGCACACAGGAATATGCGTTGTATCCGAACTTTTTTTCGCAAGTTTCAAAAGGTTCTTTTACTTTTGAAAAAAGGTTTGATATGAATGATGTTCTCTTTCTAAGATTTTCAAACGGCGGAGTAAGGCAGATTCTATCTGAAATGCTTGAAAATCACAACAAATTTCTTGAAACATCTTCAACGGTCTATGCAAAGAGTGGAACGCAGAAAGGTATACTCGAGATAACACCCATGGCTCAAGGACAGCCGAACTACGAGGAGAAATTTCAAGAGTTAATGAACAAGTATTTCAAAACGTACTTTGAGGCAAAGAATGCAGTTCTGCCTCTGTGGGGTGGAATGAAATACACGCCACAGAGCAACGGAGAAACCAAGCGGACTGTTTCGGAAACAACGGACTACATCTCGATACTCAACGATGCTCTTGAAAAGGCTGCTATTGCATATAACGTGTCACCGGCTATCGTCAAGGGAAATGTTGAAAATATCAGTGAGGCTTTGTCGATGACTCTTACTTTTGCCGTAGATCCTTTTGCGAAAATGCTATCTGACGAGATTACCGCAAAACGATACACGAAAGAGCAGGTCTTGAAAGGAAACTACGCAAAGGTTTGCACGGAAAATATCAAACATTTCGATATTCTCGAAATGGCGAATTCCGTTGACAAGCTGATTTCCAGTGGTTTCTATTCGACCAATGAGCTGAGAGAAAAGGTCGGAGAAGAACGAATTTCTGAAAGTTGGGCGGATCAGCACACCCGAACCAAGAACTATGAAACGATAGAAGGAGGTGGAAACGATGAATAGCATTTTAAATCGATTTGAATTCAGGTTAGAGGCAGATAAGCCAACGGAGCTTAACTTATATTTGTATTCTCAGGTCCGTGGAGGACTTGCCTATGATTTGGCAAAGGGAAAATTTGAGGAGAGCAAGACAGGTGCGAGCTATTTTTCCAAAAAGCTGGAAGAATACAAGGACTGTGAGCACATCAATCTGTACATCAACTCTCTTGGCGGTCAGATCAAAGAGGGCGTCGCTATTGGAAATATTTTAAAGCGGCATAAAGCAAAAGTGACTTGTTATGTTGACGGCTGGGCTTGTTCGATAGCTAGCGTTATAGCCATGGCAGCGGACGAGATCGTCATGTACAACAACAGCCTCATGATGATTCATCAGGCGTCCTGCTATTGTGAAGGAAATGCCGATGATATGAGAATCGCTGCTGACGAGCTGGATAAGATGACTGACACCGCTATCTCAACATATGCCGAACGTTGCGGTGGTAAGTGTAGTCGTGAAAAAATTTCCGAAATGGTCAAGGTGGGAACATGGCTCACAGCTGATGAATGTCTTTCGTATGGCCTATGTGATACCATATCGACTGGGAAACAGCCTGTTGATATGGCAACCATGCTCAGTGACGTAAAGCGATACACAATGTCAAGTGCTCTTGACGGTGAAAGCATGGATAAGCTTATTGAGCTGTATAAGCAGTCAACTGCACAGCAGGCCTTACCTGCTGAAAAAAGCAAAGAAGAGAAAGAAAATGCCGCTATATCGGCATTTGAAAAGTTTATGAAATTGGAGGTAAAAAAATGATTAATCTCGACACACTCAAGGAACAGAAAGAAGATATCCTGGCATCGCTTTCAGTCGCTATAAAAAATGGCGATGATAAAGCAATGGAAAATGCTCTGGATAAGTACGGCAACCTGATTTCAGATACTATCATGAATGAGGTAAAGAGCACCACGGAGTCTGTTGACAGCCAGATACTTAGCACACGTGGTGTAAGAATGCTGACAAGCGATGAAAAAGAGTACTATGACTCCGTTATCGCTGCCGGTAAGTCTTCTGATCCGAAGATGGCATTGACAAATGCCGACAAAACAATGCCAATCACGATCATTGAGTCCGTGCTCGGTGAAATTCCACAGCAGCACCCACTGCTCAACTTCATCAGCTTCCAGGACACAACTGGCATCACAAGAATGCTTGTCAACGAACAGGGCGAACAGACTGCCAAGTGGGGAGATCTGAACACCGCTATCGACAAAGAGTTGCAGGGAGCGTTTAAGCTTTTCGACGTCTCTCTCAAAAAGCTTACAGCATGGATACCTGTGTCTAACGATATGTTAGATCTGGGTGCAACATGGCTGGATAGGTATGTACGTGAAATCCTTGCTGAGGCTCTGTGGGTCGGCATGGAAACAGGTATCGTTACAGGTGACGGCCTGAACTGCCCTATCGGAATGTGCAAGGACGTATCTGATAAGGCGTCAGTAGTTGGCGGAAAATACCCCGATCAGAGCACGATTGCACTCAAGGAAATGTCGCCTGAGGCTATCGGTACTATCGCTGCTCAGCTTACTAAGACAGAGGCTGGAAACAACAGGCCGCTTGATAACCTCATATTCGTAGTCAATCCAAAGACATATCTGACCAAGGTAATGCCTGCGACAACGAACTTCGTTCAGGGAAAATGGGTTAATGATGTTATGCCTATTCCTTGCACGATTATACAGTCATGTGCAGTTCCTGATGATCGTGCTATCTTCGGACTGGGCAAGCGTTACTTTATGGGTCTTGGCATGGCCAAGGGCGGTAAGCTGGAGTTTGATGACTCATTCAAGTTCCTTGATGACGCAAGGACATATAAGATTAAGACATACGGCAACGGCAAGCCACTCGACAGCAATGCTTTCAGGTATCTGGATATCTCAAAGCTTAAGAGATTTATCCCGACAGTATACACTGTCACACCGTCAGAAACATAAGGAGTTGATATAAATGCAGCAGGCATTATTCGAGGAAGTTAAAAATCAGCTGAACATAACTTGGTCAGACGAAGCTACTGACAGAAAGATAAACAGCATTATAGCACGTGCTATAGGAGTACTTAACGGATATGCAGGTCAGGTGCTGGATATCAACGTTGACGAAAATATCAACGGCGACGCCCAGCTTCTGATCGACTGCTGCAGATATATATATAACGATTGCTTCGAGGACTTTGAAAAAAATTATCACTCTCAGCTCTTCGCACTGAGAGCAAGGTGTCAGATTGAGGAGATGTCAGGAGGAAGCGTATGATAAGCAAGCGGCAGACGTTCAATGACGGCATATGCACTATTGCAACTATCATCAATGCCAATGGCTTGAAAATCAAGCAAGCAGGCATAAGATATGACAATCGTACCGTCGGCTCAGAGCGTTTCTATAAAGCCGCTGAGTATCAGCACCGCTGTGATAAGGTGATAAGAATACCACTTATCGCCGAGCCGCAGGCGAGTGACATTGTGATAATGAACGGCGACCAGTATAACGTCATTCAAGTTCAGATGATAAAGGACGCTAAGCCGCAGGCTTGGCAGTTATCAATAGAAAAGCGAAAAAAGAGGTTAGAAATCCATGTCAATGAGTCCTGATGAGATGGCTGAGGCTTTACAGCACGCATTTCAGCAAGAAAGTCGCCGTGTTAATGAAGCCGCCAAGAGAGCCGTTAAGAAGACCGCAAAGGAAACCCGCAAGGTCGTCCAAGAACACTTCACGTTCAATACCCGCTCCGGCAAATATGCCAAGGCGCTTACAGTTAGTACCGAGTACGAGGACTCTTTCGACATTCGGCAGATAGTGAATTTCAAGAAGAATAAGCAGTATCTTCTCACACACCTGCTGGAGTATGGCCATGCTATGAAGCGTGGTGGCAGAACGCTTCCGTTTAAGGCGAAAGCTTATCCGCACATGATTTACGGACAAGAGTATGCCGAAGAAAAATTACCGGAAAACATCAGAAAGGAGATTGAGAAGTCGAAATGACATTGACAGAACTTATATCACTTTCGGGCATTCCTGCGGACAGGATTGCTAAGATAGATTTTCCAGTGGAAACGGAATTGCCGTTCGCAACATGGATAAACAAGACACCTCAGACGATATCTGCAGACGGAAGAACTGTCGCAGTTATCCCACGAATTGCAGTTGAAATATACTGCGAGCCGGAAGATGAAGAAACACATATCCTATTCGAGAACGCCCTTATGGATAAGGGCATATGCTTCTCAGTTGCCGCAGGCTATCTGGGGCAGGATCAGCAAATGGATATGTGGGTATACGAATTCGATCGCAAGGAGGAATATTAATGAAAGGAACAGTGAAAGCCGTTGCCCATGCACTGATTACAGAGTCTACAGATGTCAGTGGTGCGACAACTATCACATATGGAGAACTTAAGTATCATAAGACAAAGCTTTCGGGCACCCGTCAGGTAAGCCTTGACCCGAAGTCATCAAGCAAGGAGATATGGGCTGACGGCGTAGTAGCATTCGCAGGTCAGACTAATCAGGGCTACGAGGGAACTATCACTACCCTTGACCTGTGTGATGATCTTGAAAAAGACTGGTATGGCAATGTCATCGAAGAGAAAAACGGCACACTGGTCGAAGTAGCAAGAACAGGAGAAGCGCCAAAGTTCGGCTTGATCGTACAGTATGAGTCAACATCAGAAGCCGAGGGATACACCGAGGTCTTCCCATACTGCTACACCACAGATCGTCCGAAGATTTTGGTTAAGACAGAGGAAGACAGCGGTATGGACTATGAGTATACAGAGCATAAGATTGCCTGCAAGCCGTCACCGGCTGAGGTTACTGTCGACAACAAGAAAGGACACATTGCACGTTTCCGTATAAAGGGTAACACAGTACTCACAAAGTTTCCTGAGTACACCTACACCCCGGGTGAATGACAATGAGCAATACAATAGCCCTGACTATAGACAGCAGGCAGATAGGCTTCAAGGCTACAGCAGGTATGTTCTATCGCTATAAAGAAGCGTTCGGCACGGAGTACCTTGAGGACGTTGTCAAGGTTCATCAGTTCGGTAAGGGCGCCTTTGTTCAACAGGTCGAATACCGCACCCTATGGGTGCTTGCCAAGACTTATGATGATAGTATACCGCCTATTCAGACGTGGCTTGACAGCTTCGCCTATGGTGCATTTCCTGTTGATGATATCTATAATCAGGTTATGCCTATACTGCAGGCAAACATGAAAGTTGACAGAAAAAATCCATAAGCGGCAGTAAAAGCGGAGATGATCGGCCTCTCAAATCGGAGGAGGTCATCTCTCTTGTTATAAACAGGGGTCTTACTGTCGCTGATTTAGACCGCATGACGTATGGCATGGTAGTGAACTATGCCTGCGCCTATGACCGACAGCGATTAATCGCCGCCGGCAAAAAGGTCATTGACCCCGAAATTAAATACGAAGAACTGAAATCAAACCTGCCTGTTGTTGAAGAACGATATAAGCAGGGAAAAATCAGCAAAGAACGATATGAAAAGTATATTGCGAAAATAAAGGCATGGGAGGGTGAGTAATGGCTAAGTCATCATCAGATGAGAAAATCAAAGGTATGTACGTCAAAATCGGTGGTGATACGTCTGAGTATACTGCCGCCATGAAAGGGCTTAATGCCGATATCAATTCGACTACAAAAAATCTGAACAGCGTCAATAAGCTCTTAAAGCTTGACCCGACTAACGTTGAATACACCGCTCAGAAACAGAAGCTTTTGAGCGAAGCTATCGAAGCCACAAAGACAAAGCTTGACGTTCTCATTAGAAACGAGAAAGATATCAACGAGCAATATAAGAAAGGCGAACTTCCTGTTGAGTCATATCTTAAATATCAAGAAGAGCTTGAAAAGACAAGAAAGAAACTGAATACCCTACGAGATCAGACCAAGACTGCAGATGATAGCACGAAGAAAATGGGCAATGAAGCCAAAGAAACTTCTGACAAAGTAAAAGAACTTGGCACCAAGGCTAAGGAGACATCTGATAAAGCGAAAGATCTTGGTGATAAAACTAAGGACTTAGGCGACAAGACCAAGGACTTGGGGGAAAAAGTCGATAAAACAGGCAGTGTCTTCAAGGACGTTTTCTCTGCTAATCTTGCCGTTGAGGGGCTGAAAGCTATAGCTAATGCCGCCAAGGAAGCGGCGGAAAGCTGTGCACAAGTCGGCATTGACTTCTCCAGCTCAATGTCCAATGTGGCGGCAACCATGGGTATGACCGCAGAGCAGGTCAGCACAGGCGCTGAGGACTATCAAAAGTTAGAGAACGCCGCTCGTGAGTGTGGCGAAACAACAAAGTATACCGCTTCTGAGTCTGCTGACGCTCTTAACTATCTTGCCCTTGCGGGATATGATGTGAACAAAGCGGTTGAGACCCTGCCGAAAGTTCTCAATCTTGCCACTGCCTCAGGCATGGACCTTGCGTCCTGCACTGATATGGTGACGGACACTATGTCGGCATTGCAGTTGCAGACGAGTGACCTTGACGGCTATATGGACATGATGGCAAAGACCGCCCAGAAGTCTAATACCACAGTTGCTATGCTTGGTGAGGGCATTCTCCAGTGTGCCGGCACGGTCAAATCCACAGGGCAGGACGTTGATACAATGTGCACCTCTCTTGGAATACTGGCGAACAACGGTATCAAGGGTGCAGAGGGCGGCACACATCTCAGAAATATGCTTTTGTCGTTAACATCACCGACAGACGTTGCTTCCGCTAAGTTAAAAGAACTGGGCGTGAGCGTGGCTGACAGTGAGGGAAATATCAGAGATATCAACGATATTTTCGGAGACCTTAACGCCAAGCTTTCCAAGCTCTCAGATGACCAGAAGACCAAGGCGCTTAGCGATATTTTCAATAAGACAGACTTATCGTCCGTTAATGCCATGCTTCAAGGCATGAGCGGGTCTTTCGATGACCTGAAAGCTCAGGTAGATAACGCCGACGGAGCGTGTCAGACAATGGCTGACACCATGAATAACAATCTTAAGGGTAAGCTGGCTATAATGGACTCTTCCCTTGAATCCCTTGGCATAACTATTTTTGATAAATTCAGTGCCCCACTCGAAGACGCCGCCGAAAAAGGCTCAGAGCTTTTCAGTGAACTTACCAAGGATATCAAAGATGGAGACCTCAGTGACGAATTCGACGATATGGGCAATGCCCTTGGAGATTTAGTCGAAACAGGCGCCAAGTTTGCCAAAGGCTCTTTGCCAATCCTCATTGACGGCATAAAGTTCTTCTGTGAACACTCTAACCTTGTTATTGGCGGACTGACGGGCATTGCAACAGCTATGCTGACACAAAAAGCCGTTACAACAGTATCTGCCGCCGTCACAGGTTTCAAAGAATTATCCTCAGCCGTGAAGTCAGCCAAGACCGCAACTGAAATGTTCAATGCAGTCAATGCGGCTACGCCATGGGGTGCAATTGCAACCCTAGCAGGCATTGCAGTTGGTGGTATAGTCGCTTATGCTACGTCAGCAGACGACGCCGCTGATTCAACAAAAGTCCTCAATGACGAAGAGCAGGCGTTGGTCGACAGCACGAACGAGCTGACAGACTCCATGAAAAAAGCCGCAGACCAACGTGAAGACGCCAAGACAGATATAGAAGCCGAGTATAGCAGTTATAAAAGTCTTGCAGATAGAATTTTTGAGCTTTCTGACGCCGAGAGCTTATCTAATGACGAGAAGTCAGAAATGAAAACTCTTGTGGACCAGCTGAATAGTGCCATGCCTGACCTTAATCTTCAGATTGACGATCAGACAGGCAAGCTTCTCAACAATAAGGACGCTGTCTATGAGTGCATAGAAGCAAAGAAAGAACAGCTTCTTGTCGAAGCAGCTCAGAAAGATATGGTCGCTATATCAGAAGACCTCTATAAGGCTGAGAAAAATCATAAAGAGCTTGAAGAAGAAATTGCCAAAAAGAAAAAAGAAATGATCCCGATTCAAGAGAAGATGAATAAGCTAAACGCAGATTGGGCGAACGTCGCTGATGAAAGTCAGTACTGGGATCTACAGGAGCAGTATGACAAGCTTGACAAGTCTGTAAAAGAGCTTCAGAAGTCGTATAAGTCCGCAGGCGGAGAGATTGAGCAACTGAACGCAGACTATGCTGATGCCTCCAAGTACGTTTCTGAGCATTCTTCTGCTCTCGAAGACAATTCAAAGGCCGTAGAGGACAATGCAAAAAAGGTCGATACGATCTATAACCGCACTGTCATGTATAAAGACGGCTTACATAAGGTATCACAAAAAACTGTTGACGCAATAGTTGAGATGAATAAGAGCTATGACGAAGCCGTCCAGAAACGAACGGAAGAATTGCAGAACAATCTTAACCTCTTCGACGAATTCAACGGCGGTGCTGAGATATCCGCAGAACAGCTTATGCAGAATTTGGAATCTAATCTTGACGGCATGGCAAGCTGGTCTGATGATATCAAGACGCTTGCAGACAGAGGCGTGAATAAAGGTCTTATTAAGACCTTGCGGGAAGCAGGTCCGCAATCTGCAAGCAAGATAAAGGCGTTACTTTCCATGTCACAGCCTGAGTTGAAAAAGTACAGTGATATGTGGGAAGAGTGCATGGGTGACTGTAAGAAGATAGCAACATCAGAATTCGACGAGCTCAGGCAGCAGTATGATAAAACCATAAAGACGCTTTTAAAGCGTGATCAAATAAGCCAGATATCAGATGTATGGGAGCAGACGGGTGCGGCAATGATGTTAGGTATGCAGCAAGGCATACTGTCTGCACAGCAGTCCGTCATTAATACCGCAACAAGTGGAGCAAACGCAGTGCTTGCAGCGGTCAAGGGGGTATATGATATACACTCCCCTTCAAAGGCATTTGAAAATATATCGAAAATGAATGCGCAGGGTGAGATCCAAGGCTGGAAGTCATCAGAGGACGATATCATCAAAGCCTATACCAATACTGGTGACAAGATACTGTCAGAGAATATGCGCAATACATACAGCGATACTAATAGGGTCGCAAGGTCGGTATATAATGGATCATATACCCACAGTATCACGCAGAAAGCAGCAACAAGCGCCACAGAAAACACGCAGGTCGTCCCAACAGTCAGACAAATGCCCGAGACTATTCATAACGTGATAGTATTCCCGAATGGGAAAGTGATTGCAGAGGAAACAGTTCCATTTATAGATGTAATGCTTGGCGAAAGAGCTGCGAGAAAGAAAAGAGGTAGTGCAGTATGACACGACAAATCAGATTTAATGGCAAAAAGTCGTATGAGGATTTTAAAATCAGAATAACCAGTGCAACAGTTGCAGAACCGAAGAAGCGTGAGATCAAAGTGACTGTACCTTATCGCAACGGCAGTATTGACCTGTCTGACTATGACGGCAATTTTTATTTTGACGACACCGAAGTATCATACAAGATGTTCGTATCTGATACAGAACCTGTCACACTGCTCCGCAGGATTGAGAAGATCAAGAGCTGGTTATGCGAAGCTCCACAGCAGAATATTTATGACAACTATTCCGAGAACTATCATTTTGTCGGCAAGTGTAGAACTGTTGAGACCAGCCTTGGTGAAGATGACATAACAGCTACTCTCGAGGTCACTTTCGATGTAGCACCATATAAGGTCTCTGACGACTTTGCAGACACAGCGTGGGACACTTTTTCATTCGATGATGATTGTCTCAATCAGATGCCTCTCTCCTGCATAGCACACACAGACGGCTATCATTCCCAGCCGGGGGTACTATACTTCTATTCTTATGCCGAAGATGACATAGTTCCGAGCTTAAGATATCACAAAAATGCTAACGATAAGGACAAACGAGGATTGACAATGCTTCAGCTCAACGGTAGTATCCTCACAGAAAACCTATACAAAGAAACTGAATCAACGTTTAGAATGCAAAATTTCGTCGTCAAACCCGGCACAAATGTCTTAGCTCTATACGGATCTGGTTCACTTGAAATCGAACTGGTGGAGGAAATACTATGTTAGTTACACTCGATGATGCAAAGACGCTTCACGAAACTGGTTCTGTCAGAACCAACAAGCTGACAGGAACCATCACCAAAGAAATAAACGCTATTGACATTTTTACGTTCAACATATATCCCGACAACAGCTACTACTCCGATTTAAAGGAACTGACATCGTTGATAAAGGTTTACGACAAGGAAAATCTGATATTCGATGGCAGAGTACTGACGATATCACCATACATGACTGATAGTGGCGAGATTGGCAAACAGGTTGTCTGCGAGGGCGGTTTGTGTTTTCTGAAAGATAGTGTACCAATTATCAAACAGCTAAAGTGCACAATAAGAGCATATATAGCCACACTACTTTCAGCACACAATAATTCTGTTGAAAGCTACAAGCAGATACATATTGGCAATATTAACTGTTCACAAGCGCAGCACACATTTAATCCAGGATATGAAGACACGTTCTCAGAACTGACGAAAAATCTGATTTCCGGTGAAGATATCAGAGGTGAAATGAGGGTGCGCATCGGCAAAGGAGGCATTAGATTTTTCGACTTCATAGCAAACGAATTTTCAGAGTTCAGCAATAAAACGATACAACTAGGAAGGAATATGCGATCTATCACGCAGGCGATAGACCCAAGTGAGATCATCACAAGACTGTATCCGTTAGGTGCTGTCATCAACGATGATACGGGCGAACGTGTGACGCTTTCGGGAGCAACGAAGTATATTGACAATGACCAGCTGATAAAGCGGTACGGAGTACACGCTGGAACTATGGTATTCGACAATATCACCACTCCAGGCGCATTGTCTGGAGCCGGCAGAGTATGTGCCGGAGCACTAAAAGCAGCAAAAGTTCAGTATGAGGTATCGGCTATTGACATTGATAAGAAGCTAGACGGCTTTGCAGTTGGCTGCAGGTATCGCGTAGTCAATAGCTACCTTGGCATCGACGAGGTATTGAGGTGCATCGGCACCAGCATCGACATCAATGACAGATCACAGAATGTGCTGACATTTGGCGACAAGATTGACACGATTAGTGGAATGTCAGCAAGAAAATAGGAGAAATGATTATGGCAAAAGCAATTGATATAAGTTTAGAGGTCACACAGGTGGCAACAGCATATACAGGCCGAGACGTCCGACAGGCTATTGTCGACGCATTGAACGCCGCACAGAACGCAATCAATGAAATGAATATGCCAGCAGGATCTCAGACCCTTATCGTACCGTCAGAGACGGCACTGGCCACAACGACTTTGAATCTGTCGTTCACACCGACTCAGAACACGCAGGTCATCTGTAGTCTGCGGGAGGTGTCGGCACCAAAAGCGAGAAGGCTGTGTGTAGAAACATTTTTCACAAGCAACAATTTGATAGTAGCGCTGACGAACGCAGAAAGTGCAAGTGCTACCGTTCCACAGGGTGAATATATTATTGACTGGATCGTAACAAAGCCATAGAAAGGAGGAATATCAATGCACATAAAAATCAACGAAGACTACAATGTAGTCGTGAACACCGCCATTTTGGGTTATGTCGGTGAAACGAACGCAAGACCCGTGTCTGTCGAGGGCATGGAGATAGACGGCGCAGACCGCTATGTGCTATCCATAGACTACGGCGACGGCACTGTCTACGAGGTCGATATCACAGGCGGACAGTGGACACCTACGGCAGATGTCTTGCGTTCAGCACAGACAGTATCGTGTCAGATATGTGCAAAGAAACTGTCAGGCAATGAGTATATTTTGCTTAAAAAATCACGCATATTCCGTCTGAGAATAGGTGCGGCTATAGGCGATAATGCTATCCCGTCACCTGATGTGGCGGTGGACGCACTGGATAAGATAGACGCCATAGGTAGGCAGGCGCACGCAGATATGCAGACAGCTGTCACCGCCGCAGACACAGCGACAACAATGGCAAATAACGCCGCTAAATCTGCCACAGCCGCAGAGAAATCAGCCGACACCGCAGAACAGGCGGCAAGCCGTGCTGAAACCGCAAAGACAGCGGCTGAAACGTCCGCTACACAGGCAGAAAACGCCAAACAGGGTGCAGAAACTGCACGTGCTGAGGCGGTTAAATCACAGAATAGTGCCAAGGTATCAGCTGCCCAGGCGGCAACATCAGCACAGCAGACCGAGGCTGACAAGACAATAACGGCAGGCTATGCTAAAACCGCAAAGACCTGCGCTGACAGCACTACGGCAGACAGACAGGCGGTGCAGGAAATGGTAACGCAGGTCACAGCCGACAAGACCACAGTGGCAGACCATGCCGCTAAGGTCGCAGAGGACAGAACAGCTGCTGAAACAGCTGCACAGACAGCACAGGCGGTGGCTGACAGCCTGCCAGATGACTACACAACAGCGGTCGGTAAGATAGCTGAGAATACTGCTGAAATAGCTAATGTGAAGCTAACGGACAAAGAGCTGCAACGTAGGGTAGATGCTTTGTATGACATAGGACAGGGTATCACCCATAAGTTTGAAACTGATAGCAGCACAGCGTATGCCAAGACTATTCCTACAGGGGGTAAGCTGATGTCGGTGAAGTCTGTGGGCGGTAGGTCAATTGTGTTTAATCAGATGATACCTGACAGCATAATCCATGTCACAGTAACGATCGACGAAGATATTGCCGAAGAAAAATGGCTGAAACAAATTGTTACCGATACATCACCTATCGCACAGGCAATCGGTCATAAAGTGGTAGGAAAATGTATCAGGGATATAAACAATCCTAGTTCCTATGTGACGGTACGTTTTGGAAATAACAATGTAAATGTGTCCAATGGTAGCGAACGTTACACCACTACAGAAAATGGTATATATACACTATCATCGGGAGTAGGCAACCCACCGCCACTATATTTCCGTGCATTTGCAGGCGCAACCGCAGGCACATACAAATTTACACTGCAATTGTTTGACCTCACCGCCATGTTCGGTGCAGGAAACGAACCCACAAGCGTGGAAGAATTTGAAAAAATGTTCCCTAATGACTACTATCCATATAATGCAGGGGAGATTGTCAGTGCTGGCACGACAGAAATTGTCGAGCAGGGAAAGAATTTGTTTGACTATACTGACAAAATTTATTATGGGGCGAATGTAAGCAAGGTTGAAAATGGTGTTATTTACACGAAGGGGGCGACGACAACTGTCTTAAATATTCCGACTATTGTCGGCAGTAAATATACGCTGTCATTCAAAGTAAAATCAAGTGGAGCTAATCAAGGCGGTTTGCGTTGGTCACTACAAACAGGGAAAAACACATCATACGCACATGATAGCTCACTGATAAAATCAGAAGTAGGTTACGTGGCAAACACAGAATATCAGGCAGTAGCTACGTTCGTAGCAACTACTGATTTTGTGTCACTGTGCACCATAATGCCTATGGTTTATGACGTTCAGTTAGAAAATGGTGATACCGCTACTGGTTATTCCCCATTCTATCAGACTGAGTACCCTATCCCCGACGCTATCAAGGCACTGCCTGGCTACGGCTGGTCGGCAGGAACGGCACGAAACTATGTGGACTATGAAAACAAGAAATACTATCAGTGTGTTGGGAATATGGATTTGGGAACGCTGAATTGGGCAATTAATTCGACTTCCCTTGTCGGAGAACATTTCTATGGATTTGTAGACCCTGGCAAGTTTAAGCGTTTGGGTATGTTCCAAGTAACCGTTCATAATATACTGTGCAGCAAATATATGACAGTTGCCAGAAATCAGAATGTATTTGTCGATAAAACAATTACACTAGACGGAGACAGTATCGCAGTTTCACAAATTCAAATCAAAGACACCGCCTACACCGATGCTACCGCATTCAAACAGGCTATGCAGGGCGTTATGTTATATTACGAATTGGAAACCCCTATCGTCACCGATATTTCTGACCTGATTGATGATGATTTCCTGCGGAACATCGAGGTCGAAGCAGGCGGTAGCATAACGTTCAAAAACAGCAACGATAACTACCATATACCCGTTCCAAGCGAGGAAGAGTATATCGTGAAACTGAGTGAAGTGGGAGGTACAGCATGACAGAGTTGCAGAAAAAGATGGTTGAGAAGTTAGGATTATCCCAAGAAGACTTCCAACCAAAGAAGGCTACAAAGGTCGATGAGTTGGAAGCACAGGTGCTATATACTGCACTGATGACCGACACGCTGATTGAGGAGAGTGACGACAATGTATAGGAAAGTCAAGAGGTTGTACGATTTAGGACTGTACACCGCTGAACAGGTCAAAGACTTTGCAGACAGGGGCAAGATAACCCCTGAGCAGTACGAGGAAATCACGGGACAAACATACGAAAGCGAGGAACAGCAATGAAAGAAAACACAGCAAAAATCATCATTTCAGCAATAGCCGCAGGGCTGTCAGCGTATTTCCGTGTCATGGCGATACCTATAGTCATTCTGGTACTTGTGATGATTATTGACTACATCACAGGTATGTGGAAAGCATGGAACAGGGGCGAGTTGTCAAGCCGTGTCGGTCTTAAAGGGCTTTTCAAAAAGGTCGGCTACATATTTGTAGTGGCGGTGTCAGGCGTGCTTGATTGGCTCTTTATCTCAGGACTTTCACAGATAGGCATTGAGGTAAACGTCAGCTTTTACTTCGGCCTGATCGTGACGATATGGTTTATCATCAACGAATGTATTTCCATTCTTGAAAATCTTGCGGTGATAGGTATACCATTGCCGTCATTCTTGGTGAAAATCGTACACAAACTGAAAATCACAGTGGAAAACAAAGTGGATACAAACGAAAGTGAGGAATAAAAAAATGACATATGATGAGTTTATCAAGAAGCACAATGGCGTAGCGGTTAACTATGACGGCGCAGCAGGCAAACAGTGTGTAGACCTTGCAACGGCATATTTCAACGAGGTCTTCGGCTCAGGTATCAAGAATTTCTGGTATGACGCACATCACTTTTGGGATTTGTTTGACAAAAATACTTGGCTGAAAGCAAATTTCACAAAGGTAAAGAACACGCCAAGTTTCGTGCCGAAAAAGGGTGATGTAGCGATATGGTCAGGAACGTTGAATGGCGGCTGGGGTCACATAGCAATCTGCACCGGTGAGGGCAACACGAGTTATTTTTATTCGTATGACCAAAACTGGAGCGGAAAAGCCTGCACTAAGGTCAAGCATACTTATGACCACATTGCAGGCTTCCTGAGACCAAAAAAACAGAGCAAGATAAGTGCGAAAGTGCTTGACAAGACAGGTTACAAGCAGGGCAACAAAACAAACGGTGTGCTTGCGCTCAAGGAGCTGCTGATTCTTGCAAAGGCGGTCAAGCTTCACAACGTAGGTATGGATAAGAACGGTACATACGGAAAAGGTACTGCAAAGGCAGTTAATACCCTGCTGAAAAAGTGGGGGTACAGCGAGAATGGCATTGCAGGCGTGAACTTCATCAAGAAGCTCAGCGACGAGATTACAAAGAAGATTAAGTAG